CCTGTCACATTTCCTGTCACATTTCCTGTCACATTTCCTGTCACATTTCCCGTCAGAGAAGCAGTGACGGTACCGAAAGTAACATTGTCTGTCGTTCCTACGCTTTGCCCAATTGAGAGAGTGTTTCCACTCTTTGTTACTCCCGTTCCAGCAGTAATGTTTGCTGTACCGGTGAACTGCGTGAAAGTGATTGCGTCAGTTCCAACAACATGAAGCAAACTGTCGCCAGAAGTACCAGAAGAACTAATCAGGAATCCTTGATTACTGTTTACCGAACCGCTGGCAACGTATGTTGCATCACCACGAACAACGTTGTCCGAAACACCATCTTGGTCAACTGCTCTCGTCAAGATATACGGCACGCTAACGGAGCCTTGGTTTGTAACTTTGTAAATACCGTTATGTACAGCGTTGACTTGGTCTTTAACAAGAATTCTGTCATTCGTTGTTACTAGCGTACCGTCAACAGAAAGACGGGCATTTGCGGTAGCAGTAAGCGTTGCACCTAAGCCACTGGTTCCGTTACTGTAGGTGGGAGTACCAGACAAAGCAGTGGCAGTTGCAAGTTTTACTGACTCATGCCAGTTAATTCCAGCAGAGATAGCATCTGCATACTGTTTTGTCACAGCATGCGTTGATTCTGTTGGAGCATTGCTTAGCGTGACTTGAGCGAAAGTTGGTGTTGTGTTTGTTGCTACGGATTGACCAATTGCTATGGTCGGTGTTGCGTCTTCACCAGAGTTGTTTGTTACCGTTACACCAGTGCCAGCAACAAGAGACGCGACGAAAGAGCCAGTCGTATCTGTGCCAAGGTTTACAGCATCATTAATCCACGCAGTACCATTCCAGCGGAGGAAGTCTCCGTTTGCGGCAGAAGTAATAGTTACATCTTTAAGGTCGTTGAGATTACCTTCGCTTAGTTCCGCAGTAATTGAGTACGGAAGAGCAGTCCATGCATTGGTGTTGTTACCAATCTTGAATTTCCCTGTATCTGTTTCATAACCCATTTCACCAGTGGTGAGCGTCGGGTTTGCCGAAGTCCAGTTTGATGCAGTATCCCGTCTAAACCTAATTCTTGTTGACATGTTAAGCAGCGCCTCCATCTAGAACATCTTCAGGACCATCATAGATTGCCGTAGCATTTCCACCATCAAGCGATGTTGGAATAGTTGTTACTTCATTCCATGTTGAGTTAGACCTAAAGTAAAATGCATCATTAGTCGTATCTACCGCCAATGCCCCATTCGGGATTGATGCGCTTGGCGCTCCTGCTGTAGTAAGCGTGACTACACCAGCAACAGCCTGAAACACGTCATCTGTTTTGAGTGTGTCAGCGGCGCTTCGGTAAAGCGTCGTATCTCCAGAGGCTGAGCCATCACCAAAGGTAAGTTTTCCGCCAGCATCAACTTTTAGACGAGGTTCAGATTCAGCAGTTACGCCAACCTCTACAGCGAGAGATGAAACCGACGCGAATTTACGTGCTTTTATCTTATCTAAAAATGCTGGCATTAGCCTCGACCTTACCGATTATGAACCCCGCAGGGTTGTTTGAGTTAACCTATGATAACAACTCTGTACTGACTTGCCGATGGTGCTTGGCTGAAAGTAAGAGTCAAAGTATCAACAGTTGTCAGTTCCACATCAGTGAATACCTGAGCGTATGGCGATGCTACTTCAAAGAGTTGAACTTGTAGGTCACGAGTGTTCAGGTTATGGGTGACAACAATTGATGTTGCAGAACCGTTACCAACGCTTGCAGATACCTTGGTTGTTGCACCAAGGTTCGTGCGGGCACCAGCGGCGGTTGTTGCGCCAGTACCACCGTTTGCTAGTGGAACCGAAGTTACGAAGGAAAGGTCACCAGCACCGTTGGTTGAAAGAACGGCACCAGCGGCACCGTCAGCACCAACTGCTGAAATGATTGATGCTTCTGTCGTTCCAACAATCGTTGTGAAGTCAAGGACGCCAGCACCGTTGGTCGTAATTGCTTGACCAGCGGTTCCATCGCCACCAGCAGCAGCGATAACCGCGGCGGCGGTAACCTGTGCGGCGGCAGTGTTGGTCGTGACGATATCGTAATAGTTTGTTCCATCGTTGGTTGTTTGCCACTTATCGGTGGTTTCATTCCAACGCAATACAACATTTGTTGATGTTCCACGCTCAATCTCAATACCAGCATTTGCTGTTGGAGTACCAGTCTCACCCGAATTAAGGGTGATGATGTTGTCTTCAAGCAAGATTTCTGCTGTATTGACAGTTGTGGTTGTTCCACTAACAGTCAAGTTTCCAGAAACGGTCAAGTCATTGAATGTTACGTTGCTTGAAGTTCCAACAGCCTGACCAATAGCAATGGTTGGGGTTGCACCCTCACCAGTGTTATTGGAGAGTGTTACACCAGTGCCAGCAACAAGAGACGCTACATACGAACCAGTTGTATCTGTACCAAGTGCTACCGAGTTGGCAGCAATGGTTGCGGTGATGTTAATCGCGGCAGAACCATCAAAGTTTGCGGTACCTGTTACATCGCCCGAAAGTTCAATTGCTCGTGCTGTGGCAAGCGTGGTCGCAGTTGAGGCATTACCACTCAATGCCGCGGTGATTGTTCCAGCGGCAAAGTTGCCAGAAGAGTCACGGGCAACGATTGTACTGTTTCCAGCAGAGGCTGTTGCAGTAGTTGCTGAGTTGGAAACTTTTCCAGCAGTTGCAATGGTGGCAAGTTTTGTGTCGGCAATCGCAGCGGATGCATTAATGTCACCATCGACGATAGTGCCATTGGCAATCATGTCTGATGTGATTGTTCCCGACGGAGCAGAGAAGGTTCCTGTGAAGGAAGCGTTTGCCGTTGGAGCCTTGGCATCCAACTGCGTCTGGATTGCAGAAGTTACACCGTCTACATAGTTGAGTTCTGTCGTGGAGAGCGTGGCACCATCAAGAATGTTAAGTTCTGCCGCATCAGCAGTAACACCACTGAGTGCTGATGCTTCCCAAATCGTGCCGTTGTAGACCTTGAGGGCATTTTCTACGGTATCAAAGTAAACTTGACCTTTGACTGGACTCGCTGGAGCCGTGGCAAGGTTCTGAATTACGGCATTCTGTAATTCATTTTTGTTGAGGTTTAAGTTATTTAGATGTTTTGCCATGGCTTTGTGCTCTTTTCGCTATGAGAGGTATGCTTTGCCGGTAAAGGCACTTGAGAAGTTTATCACGAGTTCGTTATCTGAAGAATGAACTATGTCGCCCATTACAACATTTTCTGCGCTGTCAATAATTGAGACACCACCTGGGCGATATCCAAGGTTATGTGTAACTGTCCACGACGCTGAAGAACTTGCTTGTGTGAAAGTAAATGTGGTTGCTTTGTTGACCCATGCTGAACCGTTGTAGACCAACCCTTGTCCGGCACTAGCACTAGTAATCGTTACATCGTTTAAGTCGTTGACGGATGTATTGTTTAAATTCTTGAAATAATAAAGGGATGTCCATGCTGCTGAGCCATCACCAATTTTGAAAGAGTTTGTGTCGGTTTCAACACCAACTTCACCAGCAAATAAGACGGGGTTGGCGGCAGTCCATTGAGCGGCAGTTGACCTTCTGAGTTTGATTCTGTATGACATTGCACCGTCTCTGCTGGTTGTATCCGAATACTGACCTTGCTTATTATGACACAAAAAACTCTTTCAAGAATGTTGACAAAGAGGCATGGTTCGCTATGTTAGGCTTTGTTTTATGGAACCCAAAAAGAAAGCAACAGTGAAAAAGGCTGTAAAGCCTGTAAAGAAAAAAACTGCGAAAATCGTTGCTCCAGTCGTAATCGACCATCCAGATGATGACTTCTCAACAAATAGTTCAAAATTTGCATTTAGTCACTCCACCCCTGACGATATTGAGACAGTGCAAGAGTTGCCTGTTGTGGAGCAATTGGAAGAAGAACCGATTACGGAAGAAGTTATTGAGGTCTCCGTAGAAACTACTGCCCCAACTGGTGAAGTTCACTTTGTCGTTGCCACCCCCAACATTGAGCCAGCAAGAGGTTCAGAATCAACGGAAAATTTTACTGATTACGGCATTTCTTTAGAGTTGTCAAAATCAATTGCTGAGAAGTTTGGACTTCACCACAAGCAGGTTGACATTATTCTGAGTGGGTCGGGAGAAGAAATTGAAATAAGTTTCGCTAGGGTTTACCTGAGCGGAGAAGATGTTGCACGGCTGTCAATAGGTTTGTAATACAGCGTTACCTACTAGGAGACGTAAACCTTCCCTGAAAAAGCAGTTGAAAAACTCACTGTGAATGAATTAATATTTAAGTGCGTTATGTCGCCGACTACTATCGTTTCTGCACTATCGATAACTGATATACCACCAACAAAGTAGCCGAGATTATGAGTAACCGTCCATACTGATGCCGCCGATGATTGATAGTGAACATAAGAGCCACTAGCGGCTCCAGTTGCACCCTTGTCGCCCGCTAGGTGAATATTCCAACTAGCGATTGTGCCGCTCCCACCAAAACTGTCGCAAGTCATGGTCATGGTAGTGCCAGAGATTGTGACTATCCCCTCCATGTAGTTGTTGGGGTTGGCAGTAGATGACGCCCTTACTCTGGCACCAGTCGCAAATGCACTAGATGCCGTACTTATGGTAAAAACCCTTGTTCCAGCAGTAATACTCAGACTCGTTGTAGATGTGACGCCAGAATACCCAGCACCATCAGCACCACTTTTGGCAACTCTGACCTGAAGTAGGTTTGGTGATTCGTCGTTGACGAAAACTTGATTTGCGGTATCGGTAAGGACGGAGACTATTTCAGGCATAGTTTAATCCTTTTCACTAGATAGTTCTTTTTCATCGGGTGACCTCTAGTGATAATGTCATTGTCCCTTGCAGGAGTCTGCTGACATCGCCAGTTGCTGTTTTGATAATCTCTAGGTCGTAAACTCCGCTACTAGTGAGCGACGAAGTCATCGTGTCTGTTATGTTGATACTTAACGCATTGACGACGCCATCCCTCATGGTTATTCCATTACCGTTTACGGTAGGGCTTGTGAGCGAAAGCATCGCCGTTGGGGAGTCAATTGTTCTACGTATCTGCATTCTTGCCGTATAACCAGTTAGGTCAAATGGTTCAAATGTGGTTGGATCAAGAATATTTGGCTCCATCACGTCAATAAGACGATAGAAGGTTGTTCCCTGCTCTATGAATATGTTGTATTTACCTGCAAGCATAAATCCTCACTCAAATAGGGGGACGCGAAAGCCTCTACCCCTACAAGAATACAACAATTGTATCTTTGGGATTTGAAAGGTTATGCCTTTTTCTTGCTTTTTGCCTGTGCTTCAACAACTTTGGCAACAACTGAAAAAATCGCAGTCGTATTCTTGTCGCCAATCTTTGTTGACAAGAAAGCAAAACCAGCCAAAACTGCTGGCGTCACTACAGCGACGACCTCAGCAGAAACGCCGTATTTTGTGGCTAGGTAAGCAAGACCACCAAGGACTGCACCTTTTACTGCCTGATCACTGACATTTGCTTGGATGTTATTGTTCATTGTTTTCCTCCATGTAAGGGAATTGGTACTCGCCTGAGCGCATCATTTCTATAGCCAATTCCAACATCCCATGAGCAAGCCACGGAGTCATTGAATCAGATATAGATAGCGACAGTTCTTGTTGAGAACTAGAAGCCACTTCTGCGATAATAATAAAATTGGTTACAAGACCTTCGGGCATTGACTCTCTAATGAGTTGCTCTATTTCTTTATCCACAGAAGGTTCAGAATTTTGTTCTTCCATGAATTCCCCAATCTTAAAGTTACTTGTCTATTCTACATCAAGCAGTGAGCGTGTGAGTGACAATCATTCCCAGAGGTCTTGCTGGCTCAATTAGGGCGAGAATGTTCGCTACAGAAGCACCAACATCGCCGACGACCGTACCAAATGTCTCTGCTTGGCTTGTCGTAAAAGCAATCTGATTCGTTGACTTTGTGTAACTAACGATTTTTTGATTTGTTAGAGCACGCTGAATCGCGCTAATCATTGCCTGCAATGTGCCCGCATTGTGACCGTAATATCCAGTCTCAACTTGCCATCTTGCAAAGGCATCAATACCTGAAGGTAACTGTGACGAGGCGGACGCGTCAGTTCCAAGAACATTACTCCCATCAAGTAAACTTGTTTCACTGTCAAGGGTGAAAACTTCCCAACCAACACCTTCTGTTGACGGCTGATAAGTGACCAAGATTGGTCTTCCACGGAACTGTGCCAGCCAGAAAAGAGTGTCACCGTCGCAAATCTGTGGATTAATTAGGGTACTCAAAGTATCGATGTCGTTACTTTCCTGACCGTCGGAAATATCAAGATATTCAAATTGATAAGTCTTGTCGTATATCTCGTCAGCAACAGAGCAGGCAATTTCAGTAAATCTAGTTAAAACAAAAGTTGGTTGATTGGTTAAAAAGTTAGCAGTATCAGACTCAAGGAAAACCTCAGGCAGTACATTCAATACCTCCGAAGCAAATCCATTTCTAAAAACCCTGTATGACGGATAGCAAGTTGGGCGAGAAATATTTAGTGAGGCGTTCACCAAAGTGTTAAAAACAACGCGAAACTGTACTGACACAGAATAGTTACCCGTTGTAGGTAATTCCACGGGAATAGCCCTCAGCAGGTGAAACCTATTTTGGTCTAAAGCACCTAAGGTTATGACATAAGTACCTTCAGCACCCGTGATTACATCTTGCGCGTTTGTGGATAACATGTATTTTTGTGTACCACTGTTGTATATGACCTTAGTTAGCACTGTCTTCAAATAGATTGTGCAGTTGACGGTTGACCGAACCCAAAAGAAGGATTCAACAAAGTCGTTGATGTCTTGATTAGGTGTCACCGCATATTGCGATGGAATATCAGTTGCAGGAACTGCCCAATAGTTATATTTTATGTAGTGCTCGGAAAGTGATGGGGTCAACTTCAAAGACCCAAAATCAGAATCTTGAAAAACCACAGGGTCGGCACTTAGTGTTCCGTTTGAAGTCCAATAATTATCTACAGAAGCAGCGAATGCGGTACTCTCTAGGAATATCCGTTCCGATTCATCTATATAGTTATAAATCACACCCATATTTAAGCCGAAGCCGTTGTCGTACAGGAACCAATAGGAATAGCGCCTTTTTGTAGAACAGTAACATTCAAGGAGTCGTTAGACGCAAAGTTGGTGGCACCATTAAGTGTTGCATCCATCGCTGAAACATATTTAACGCCTGTTACGCGTGATGCAATTGTTGTCAAATACAGTGCGCTAACCGATGTTGCAAAATCCCAACCAGCGATGGAAAGGTAAGCCTCTATCGCTTCAGATACGGCAGTACCAACATCGGTGGTTGAGTAGTTTGGTTCAACTACGATAGTTGCCGCTACATCAACATTGAATGTATTCATATCGTGTAAATAAATGTTGAGACCGGCAACCACTTTTGACTCAATATTTTCTTTAATAATCAGTTTTTGAGCAACAGAAATGGCGTCACCCGCTGAGTCACACATAGAAATAGTGACAGCGCCACCAACATTTGCCGTTGAGTAAAGCATTCCGTTAGCAAGAACAACATTTCCTACCGTAGTTACGGCAGTAGTGATGTTCCCGTTCGTCTTTGCGTAACGGAAAGTCGTTGTTGTTGGAACTACCGTGATTGTGTAAGTTCCGTTATAGACAGCATTAGCCATTCCTGCGACTATTACGCTGTCTCCTACAGAGAAACTATGAGCATAACGGGTCGTTAGTGTCACAACGTTGGATGATAGGACGGCATTGACAATGTCGTTCTCTTTTGCTTGCGTCAAGTCAAAAACTTTAAAACGGCTCACCGTGGGGTAATTAATAGCAATATAGTTTGTTAACTGTGATGCTGTTGCGATAGAAGAACTCAAAGAACCAAGATAAGTTACAGCGCGGTCAAAGTATTCAGAGTCAGTTTCAGTATCCGTTCCAACAGTTGCAACCGAAGTTATTGTCACGCTAAGAATAAACGGAGTACTGGAAACAACGGTCAGTTCTGTACCGACTGGAATATCTGGATATGCCGATGCTGTTGAAGCAACGACAGCGGCGGTTCCAGTTGTGGAACCTGAAGCAATCGTCAGGTCGGCAATTGTCTCATAGAGGTATTGTGTCAGAACACCTTCAGCATCAAAAACATTGTAAGAGAAGACAGTTCCAGCAGAAATAGTTGAGCCTGTATTAATTGACAAGGTGATTGATACTGTTGCCGTGGATGGGGTTGCTTCCGTGCGTGAAAAGCCCATCAATTTGAGTAGACCCTCCATTAGTCCATCAGGAAGTGCATTTATTGTAGTTATTAAACTTCCAGTTGCGTGAGCGACAGCCTCTAGGAGGGCATTTTCAATTGTCCCAACACGAGGATTAAACTCTGGAAGTGCTGTTTGGGCATACTGAACGGAAGCGTCATAGACATCTGTAATTGTTTTATTATTGATAGTCAGGTCAATGTACGGGGAAAAATTTGGTGACGCCATAATTATGCCAACCTTTCAAATCGTATTGCCAAGTTTGCTTTGCCAGTATTGTCTTTCACGGTATTGACCTCTATGACCTTTATTTCGGGGATAAATCTTGAAACTTCTTGAACGATTCTTCCTGTTTGACGGTCATCAAAAACTGGATCGGAAGCGCCGTAAAAGGTTGAAATGGGTAAAGAATTGTTTTCAATCTGTATTGCGAAACCAATCAATGTTGCGTAATACTCGTCGGTCGTTTCATCAATTGTTTCCATCTGCGAAGAAACCGAACTGAACCGAATAGGCAGGCGAATGGTGTTCATATTTTCCCTACAATAACACCCTCGTCAAGCGAGTCATTAAGGAAAACTACAAGCACTCGTGTTCCTACGGCAGGTAGCGTCAATGACCCTGAGTATACACCAGACAGGTCTGTAGTCGTGTTGGAGAGCGAAGCACCCGTAAGTACCGTAGTTCCCGAAACAACCGCTGAGGTGGTGGTAAGGGTCTGTTTGACAGGTGTAGTCACAGGGAAAGAAAAAGGTTCCAAAAACTTAAAAGGACCAAGTTGTGCAGATTGATTTAATGCAGGAATCCGAACGAAACCAGTTTT